TATCCACACTAGACACTAAAAGATATAGAAATATTACCTACTTTCTTTACTCAAATTTCGTTGTATTATAATCATTAATTAACGGGAGATTGTTCTTGATTACCCCCAAATTTAATAAGCGCTCTATGAAACTATTTTTCCAATCTAAAAAATAAAATACTACTTCATTAGGAGTAGTATTTTATGACTTTTCTGAAGGCAATACACCACGAATCGGACAGAACTTATAATTTCGCTCATTTCTACTATTATATCGATTGTCAGGATAAAGGTCATGGAAATAATCTATAAAATATACTCGGAAAATATTTCCCTTTATCGTACCTACAATTCTAATGCTATCTTGAAATCCTAATTGAAATAAATCCTCTGCATCAATCTCTTGTTCATATACTCTGTCATTAGAAAATAGCTTTCGTATAACTGATCTTGCCAATTTGTCTTTATCTCCTTCAATTTTATGGCAATGATCATAACCTCTTCCATTAATTAGTGTTGAGAGAGTATATTCGGAAAGTAAACTCACATTTTTCATCAACGTTCGAAACTGCTCCACATAATCATCAGCATTCTTTAGATAGTTATTAAAACCACTATGCGATATCGAACAAAATGAAGTTTTAGACGAAAAATCAAATATAACATTTTTCGTTCTATAAGAATCATCAGGAACAATATTTGAAGCTATACTCTTCTTTGGTTCAAGCAAATTATTTATTCTCTTATCCCTTTTTGCCATAAATCAACCTTCTGTTAACCGGCTTGAATAGCAATCAAATATAATCTCATCACTGATTGCACAATTACAAGGTTCAAATTTTCTGGCGCCATTTCTTGCAGCTAACCATGGATCTTCTTGATGTGTTAAACTTTCTAATTGATTCCCATTATAAACGCCATATACATCTTTAACCTGTTCTAATAAGTCAAGATCATCTTCATTAAAATCTACAATATCTCCAGTATATTTTGGAAGTGTACTACTTCCATAACCTTTATATTTTCTATACAAGTCAGGAAAAACTGGCCCATGAATCCAAGCTTCTACTCTATTATCGAAAAATTTATTTTCAATATTATCTGCATCTTCATTGTTAAATGCAATATACCAAGCATATGCATAGTACACTAATTTCTGTAACTTTTTATGTGTCATATTTTCAATATTTGCAAGAAACCAATTCGCTACATCAAAAACAGTATACATAATATCATCTCCTTTGATTTTAGTATATTCCAAAATGAACTTTTCCACAATAAAAAATATAGAAAAACAACAAAAATAGATAAAAATTTAAAAGTCCAAGTTAATAATTTTGATAAAACAAAAGCCCAGCAGCTATGCTTTTACACATAACCGCTGGGCTGTTCCATTTACCTATAAACCACTACACACTTATCCGCGCTATCATATCCAACTTGGCACCCTAATGTTTCCGCCACTTGACGTACTGGCGCCCAAACGGTACCATTGCGGTTTTCCTGCTCAATGACGCATTCCTCCACCGTTCCCGCGTCCTTATCCACTATTTTCAGATTGCATTTTATTTCCGGAGCTGCAGCTGGTACCCACTTCTGCCCAATCTGCTGCACAATCCCTTTCGCAATGGCTTCCGCCGTCAACTTCTGAAACGCTATATCAGTCAGCAACCTTTCTTCCGCACTGTTGTTGATGAATGCCGTTTCCACCAGAATGGCCGGCGCTTTTGTCCCTTTCAGGATATCCCAGGCTTTCGCTTTTACTCCACGGTCCGTCAGCCCATTGGCGGCAATCAACTCCTTCTGTACCGCCTTGGCCAGTGGATAACCGGTGCTGGTTGTACTATATGCCCATGTCTCTGTGCCAAAGCCTGTCTTATCATCCCGATCGCTATCAGCATTAGCATGGATACTCACCAGATAATCTACACCGGCATTATTCGCAATCCTGCAGCGGTCCGCAATCACCAGCTTACCGGATGCAATATCCTTCTCCCTGGTCATTACCACATCAATCCCGTTGCGCTCCAATGCCGCCTTTACCATCAAACCAATCTGCAGCACCACATCTTTTTCTTTCGCTCCATTCTGGCCAACTGCACCTGAATCCGTTCCGCCGTGACCTGGGTCAATACAAACCTTTTTCCTACTCACCTGATTTTCCCCTCTCTTCTTCAAATAGATAGCCAACCATGTACTGTTCGCCCTGTTTTCCCGATTGCTGGACAACTGCCGCAGCTTCCCTCCAACATTCTGCATCACCCTGGTAGAACCGCCGCCATCCAGATTAATGGCATACTTACAACCGGCAGCAGCCATCATTCCCGCAAAGCTCCCAAGCGTTTTTGCAGCTGCCGGAAAACAGATAACCAATTCTTTATCCGTGATGCCCATACCAATGCGCACCGACTTGGCACTGTTCAGAAAATACTTGTCAAACCCCTTGCCGTCAATATTCAGCCTGCCATTCCAAAGCAATGACGGACTGCCGCCCAAAAAATACCTGTAACCCATGACCTTAGCTGCCGCTGTGTCCTCCGGCTCCAGGTTGTTGTCATCCCAGGCAAAGCCTTTGTCTGTATAGTTTCCCCCATTTAGCAGCACGCCATCCACAATAGTATCACACACAGTAAGCCCCGACCTCATATCATACATACCAGCATTTATCAGATAGTCCGGCTTTTCCTGCAGCATTTTGAATACCTGCGCAGCCGTCCGCCGTACTGTACCGCCTACCAATCGGATACGGTCTATTTCATTCAGCTTTATTTTCAACTGTTCCATGATCTTCCCCTCCAGCCTTCGCTTCAATTAAATCTGCCGCCACCTGCAGTCCCTTGATCAGCACCATCGGCACATCATAGCCCATCTCTACGAAATTTTCTATAATACTCCTCAACTCATTGACCATCAAACTGGCCAAACAAAACCATCCCAGCAAATCCAAAAAAGATAAATCAATCTGCAGTACATCATTCCCCAGCGCCGTAAATACCGCCGCCATCACAAAAGCAACCGCAATCAGCACCCAATAAAGCAACTTTTTAATCAAACCTTTTAAACCAATAGCACTACTTTCCTGCCGCAGCTTTCTTGCCTTATACCAACCGGTCAGCCAGTCTACAATATTGAAAAACAGAAAGGCAGCAAACAAATACCAGTATTCCCCGAAAATTGTCGTCAATAGGATTACCCACCCCGATAAGGCAGCATTATAGGCATTTACCAAAGCATTCACATCAAAGTACTCTTTCATAATCTATTCCTCCCCATAAAAAATAACGCTCACCTTTTCGATGAACGCTTGACGTATATTTTTCTCTGTGTTAGGATATACATAGAAAGAGAGTTGTTGCGTGACGGCAACCCTAGAATTATTGTTCAGAGAATTACCCCGTCAACTTTTCCAAGGAGAGGACGGGGTAGTTTTTTACCCTTACGGGCTACTAGCTACTTTTTGCCATTAAAAAGGGCTATTACAGCCACCAGCAAAATGCCAAAGGTAAATACACATGAAAGTGCATCCCAAGTAACCATAATATCACCCCCTAAGAGGGCTACCGTCCACTGCTATCCACTGTCTGAAAAACAGTGTGCAACAACTCTATTTTATATTCTATCACACAATCATACGTTCTACAATCATTATTCGTCAGATAATTCCGGCAAACCCGCCAGATGGCAGATGCTTTGGTTATCACCGTTTTGGTCTCTGCAGCGTTGTTACAACCTGGATACTCCGATTTGCTTTACCCTTATCAGTCTGCTGCTGCGCGGTTGTACTCTCTGTATCGTCGTGCAATGTCCGCTGCCATGCATACGGAGAATTTTTCGCCTGTGAAGAATACTCCATTACATACCAATACCACCATTGCTCCTTTGTGATATTTCCAGCATTCAGCTCTCGGTTCAGGTATTCCTTCACTTTCTTCTCCCTGCTTCCCGATACCGTTTTGCCGTTTTTCTTATCGGTTTTTATACCGTTCAGCGCTTCGTTCATTTCCACATATTTATCATCATCCATACCCAGCCGGTCTGCGTGTTCTGCGTACTTCACAACTGTTTTGTACGTCTTCCATTTTCCGCTGAAGCGCTTTTTGGCGGCATAATACTCATACGGCTTTACGTCGGATTCCAAAACTTCTTCCTTATCACTCAAGTTGTAATCATAACCCCTTTTGTCCAGCGTCTGTTTCCGTGCTTCATAGTTGGCCAGTTCATACAGACTGCTGATAATATCCGCTTTTTCGCTGTCGTCCAGCTGGTCATACGCTTCGCTGTTGACAAAATCAGATACATACTGCTGCGACTTCTTCCCCTTTATGGTGGAAAACCTGCTGTATTCTTCCGGCGTCATGCTGATTTTCGGGTTCTGCTTTGATTCGTTGATGGTACTGGAAGCAAGGGCAGGGAATATGCCAGAATCACCGGTTGACTGGTACAGCGCCTCCAGTTCATTGTCCAGTGCAGTTCGTTTATTACTGCTGTAATTCCCAGGATTGATGAAGTTATTGAATGCTCTGCCTGCTATGCTGCCGCCTTCCCGCTTACGCTCATTGCCCCATACATCGATGCTTGCTTCATTCTGCATGGATACCACTGGCAGCTTGCTGCGCTGCTGCCGCAGAAATTGTTCATTACCTTTGCCGATTGCACTATCTTTCGAAGCATAACTGCTGCGCACAGTATCATCAATGGTGCGAGCCAGGGCGCCAACCGGCGCAGGAATAAACTGACCGGCATAGTTCTTGATAGATGTTCCAATGATATTTGACATCGCTTCTGTACCGCCGTCACTGTAGCTCGATAATGCATCAGCCAGGCCGCTCATGCAGGACATCTCCAGCAATGGGTCTCCAATTCTCATAAGGCTGGACGTTACGGCAGACATCATACTTTGGTCCGCCAATTCACCATTGTATGCGCGTTTTACACTGTCGTAAATCTCTGCGCCCATCAAAAGCGGCATAACCGACGGGGACAACCAGTCAATGCTGTATGTGCTGCCGTCTTTGAATTTGAGTGCATAAGTCTGATCGCCCATCTGCTGGTCATATTTTGCCTTGCGTTTGTCATCATCCCCGCCGAGAGCAATCATGCCCAGCGACATCATAAGCGCACCAACAGCCGCAATGCCGGTACCGGTAAGGCCACGGGAGATTTGCTCGATGGCTTCTACCTGTGTCATCTCGCCGGATTTCACCTTTGTCATGGCATTGGTAAGCCCCTTTACAAGGCCAACCGGCGAATATACCATAGTGCCCTGCTTCAAAATATTTAACGGCGTTTTCTTAAACGGCATCAGAGCACCAATCAGCACTTCTCCGATTTTACTGCTGTGTTCAATTTGACTGAGGAAGGTAGCCACTTTATTTTCTTCCTGGAATGTAGCCTCAAAAGCTTTTTCCATAGCGTAATTCTGTGCAGCTTCATAGGTGGATGTGCCATTTGCATTGTTCTGCAGAACAGAAGGCGAAAGATTGTTGGCCATAAGATAGTTGGAAAAGGCATCAATATAGGCATCTTTCTTAAACCACCTATCTTCTCCGCCAAGCCAATTTTCATTTGTTTTCCGCCATGTTTCTAATCCGTTACTTTCAAATATGCGCTTGTTGCGGTTAATCTGGCCTACAGCGTCATTGTAGCGGCTGCCGGTCTGCTCCATCAGTCTGCGGATGTTCGTCTCAAAATCCCACTCTGCAAATTCCTTGTATTCCTTTGGCACTTTCTTAAAGGTCCTGTACCGCTCCCCGCCTTCTTTCACAAATGCGGTTTCCAGTCCGGCCTCTATTTGGTGTTCAATACCAATAACACCACGCTTTACACCGTTTGATACGATATTGCGGATGTGTGTTCTTATGTTTGAAAGCATGCCCAGGTATCTCCAGGCGCGAACCTTGTCCATCAGTGTTGCATCTAACTGGTCTGCCATCTCCTGAGTCGCAGCGTCCCATGCATCGTCCATTTCCTGCTGTCCTCTGGCTTCCAGAATGCGCTGCTCTGTCTCCGGAGATATTGTTACCTGATTGCTTTCCTGTTGTGCCTGTTGCTGCTCCTGCTCCGCTGTCTGCAGCTTTGGCGTAATATCGTTGCTTTTCTTCTTTTTGTTCTTCTGCTGCAGGTCGGCATTGATTCTTTGCTGTACCCGTTTCAATGCCATCAATCGCCCTTCCGGAGTTAAGCGTTTCAGCATACTCATGGCCTGCACAGCCTGCCCCAGCTCCACTCCCAGCGCAGCCACATCGCCAATCAGCTCCGCTGCTTTTTCATAATCTGCTGCTTTCTGTGCCTCCTGAATACAACGCTCGCCGATTGCAATATCGTTGGCAGTCATTTTCTCACCGGCTTTATACCGTGTCTGGAAAGATTGCGCAGCCTCCGCCCATCCTACACTGTTGATGACATTGTTTGCATGGTTCAGCTGCTTTTGATTGCTGCTTGGCGTGTAGGTACGCAGGTCACGCATCAGGGCATCAACCGTCTGGTCGTTCACCTGTTGGGATTCCACTGCGGTACGATTGAAACGCCCTACCTTATTATCATCCGCTGTTTGCTGCGGCACCTGAATGTCACGGTTGTTTCCGTAGGGATTTTCACCGGGCGGAATCGCACCATACTTATCAATATTCTCCTGCTGCGGATTATTCAGACTATAGCGAATATCGCTGTCAACATCCTGCTCATTCTGAGGTAAACTATTTTTAGAAATAAAAGCATCGGTGCCAGGTTCGGGTTGATTTATCCAACTTCCTGGTTGAACACCGATGCTTTCTTTTTCCGCTGAATTGTTGTTGACTTCCGACTCATTTTGGGGTATAGTTATACTAGAAGCATCTGATGAGATACCGCTGGAATTGCTGCCATTAGGCAAGTGTCCAGCACCATCCAAGGTTGCTTCTTTTTTTATGCCCCAGTTATAAATTTGGTTTTCTTCTGGCTTGTACAAATCACGAATAGCAATTCTTACACCAACAACACTGTCCCCGATTTGCACAGGAGTATAAAAATAGTTCCAACGCTCAATGTTATCATCGCCACTATAATCATTTGTACTATACATATATTCAGCATTTTTAAAGATATCTTCACTTACCGAAAGCATAGCAGCTTTCGGCTGCGTTATTTTCTCCAGAACCTCGTTAATTCCTGTATCGTAAAGTCTTGCTACCAGTGTATCACCATCTATATTAAACTCAAAGTCTACATCTTTCAGAGCATTCAATTCCTGTCTGAGTTTTGTTTTCAACTCTTTCATCTTTGCTTTCAAAATCGGAGCTCTGTCTTTCTTTTTCATAGATCGCAAATCGGGATAATACTGCTCAAGTTCATTCAGAATATCTTGCTGCACAATAACAACCTGACCATTATCAACCATCTCCTGATGTGTCTGCTGCTGTATTGCGTTCTGTTGTTTTTTATCTTCATAAGGAATATCCCTGAAAGCATATCGCATTTCACCATTGTGTTTGCTAAAATCTCTCTCTTCTGAAGAAAAACTATAGCGCATATCGGATTGCCCATTGACATTCTGTCCATTCTGAAGTACACTTACCTCATTAAAAGAAATTGCATCGTTCTCCTTTAACCGGTACCTTCCGTTATCACGGTTCGGGCCGAGAGACGATGTAGTTTCTTTTTGTATATTTATGCTATGAATATAAAATTTATTTTTTCCGTTCGGATACTTCTTTATATCCATTGTAACCATATATGGTATCCCATCTACATTAATCGGCGCAGTCAAATAGGCAAATCGTATCTTGCTATTTGAGTCATGATAGTCACCCACTTCTGCCGCTCTAACCTCACCGTATTTTATAAGATTTGCCAGCTTTGATACAGTTGCTATTTTCGCAAGTTTTTCTTTAGGTGGGAGATTTGCATAGTATTTGTCATTGCCGAACGTTTCATTGATACCACCCTTCCAAATCTCAATTTGCATACCTGTATCAATATTCGTTATCGGCTTTCTTAATTTTTCTGTTGATAAATAAGTCTCCTTTAGCTTGTCACTAACTTTTTTTATCACTTCATACTTATTGTTAAAATTCTTTATCCCATACATTGATATATCAGCTGTGCTTACTTCATTATCGGGGAAATAACCACCCAATTTTGTGCTGTACCGGCTTTCGCTCTGCGTATCTCCCTGATACTGCATACTCCGCATGCCTTTGGCAAAGGTATCCGCCGCTTTCTCCAGCAGCTCCTTCTGGTTCCGTTCAGCCTGCGACAGTTTTCGGTTTCTGAAACCGTCAAGCATACTCTGAATTTTCTCCCGAATCCGCTGGCCCAGGCTAGGCTGCTCTCTCCACACCCGCTCTGCAAGGTTAGGGTCCGTCAGCGCTTTCCCAACAAATTCTGCCGTCACCTCATCCCACGCGCCATCCTTATCCAGCTGTACGCCGTTTTTCGCATACTGCGCAATCTTCTGCTGTAAAATCTGCTCCATGCTGCTGCCCTGATTTTCAGACAGAAGATGCTTTTTGACCAAATCCTGCAGGTTGCCAAACTCATTGGTACCGCGCATAGCATGATAAATCTCATGGACTACAAGCTTATGGGCCGTTTCCATGCTGTTTATACGGTTGCCATCCAGATAGATCACACCGTTAGCACACATGCCATCGGCATTTTTCGGCAGACCATCGCGGATATCAAACTTCTTGCCAGTTTTCTTTTCGGCCTGTTGCAGAAAAGCCGCCACATCAGAAGATATTCTCTTTCTGTCGTAGGCGGCGAAATCATCAACGCTCTGCTGCTGCGTCTGTGTATCAGCATAAGCCTGTGTATCCTCATACACCTGCTGTTGTGCCTGCTGCTGTGCTTCTGCTGTCTGCAGCTTTGGCGTGATATCCTTATTTGCCGACTGTTGCTGTGCGTTCTGCCGGTTGACGTCCGACGCCCGCTGCAGCTTTGCCGGATGTGCGATAAGTGCAGACTGTTCCGGTACGGTTTGTTTCCGATAAAGCAGATTATCAATGGCTTCCATTCTGCGGATGAGGTCCTGATTGAATGCTTCATCCTCGCCAAAAGAGTTATCAAGTCTTTCTCTTTCAGCAAGCAAGTCCTGGACAGTCATGGTTGCATATGCAGCTTCCGGATTGTAGCTTACCTGCCCTTCCACAATGCTGTTGTACCCCTTATTCACAGCATCATTCACAAACAGCTCCGCGCGTTTTGCATCCGCAACATTTTCCTTGCCGTGGTCCTCGACAATTCGATTCAATCCATTTTCAATCTGTTGATATGTCATGCCATTCTGCAGCATCTGTTCAATCGGTTCGCTCTGCTGTCTCTGCCAACTGCCCCGTGTGGTAACGTTTCTGGTTTCCGGGTCAATTCCGACATCCATGCCGCCTTTAATTCCCTGCTGTAAATCAGACAGTAACCTTGACGCGACCTCCTGCTGATATGGTTTCACTGCAGGATTCTCTTGTTGATAGGCTTTCACATTTCTGTTGCCAACGTTTTCAAAGGTTCTGTCGGCCATTTCCAGCTTCGGCAGATTTTTTACTGTATTTTGCTCGGAAACGGCTTCCGTATTTGCGTTTTGCGGTGCGTTCTGATTTCCGGTAATAGGATTTATCGCCTGATTATTTATCGCCTGTCCTGCGCCATTCTGCACATTCTGAGTATTAGAAGGCCGATTAAGAAGATTGTTTCTTGCAATAATCGCGTTCATAGCCTCATTTTTTGCCTGTTCCGCTTCTTTTTCAGCTTTCTCATTTTCCTCCGCGATTCTTTCGGCTTCCGCAGCTTGCTGTTCCTGTAATTGCTGTTGTTGCCGAATGTATGCATTCCACTGATTTTCTACTTGGCCCTGCCGTGTCTGCGATATAACATCCTGCGCAGTTCCTGCCATTGTATTTGTCATTGCATTGCCTGCAGCATTCACACCTTTAAATACACCTGAAGTAAGAGAACCAAGTGCGCCCTGATAAAGCAGTTCTTTCAATGTTGCATTCTCAGCACTTGGATTCCAGGTCTGTCTCTGGATATACGGGTCAGCTAATCCGGCCAGAATTTCTTCCAACCCTTCACCGGCAATATCAATTCCCGCCCTGCCAACTTTCTGCGCCAGCTCATTTTTAAACAGCTGCTGACCAATTCTCGAGGCGACGATACTATTTGCATCCAACAAACCTTTTGTTCCCGGAATACCGCCAATCAAAGCTTCTGTGGCTGCTTCCAGAGCGCCGGAAGCAAGACCGTATACATTTGCCTTGTCCATGCTTGCACCGCCGTTTAAAGCGGACTGCTCACCCATACCGCGACCATAAGCAAAAAATAATGGAGTGCTCATCATACCGCCACTCAATGCACCGCCAGCAATCGCAGGAGCCATTGGTATCGCATTTGATACAACGTCACTGATTACCTTTTCTCCGCCTTTCATGTCACCGTACTTCTGGTTGATCGCCTGCTGCTTCTGTGCCGCCTGTTGTGCATTTGCCCGGCGTTGCTGCTCCATGTTCTGCTGCAGTTCATTGCTCATCATGGCATCAGCCTGCTGTAACAGGGCGTTCTTTGCTGTTTTATTCGGAGTGACAGCAGCTAATTCCATTCTTTCACCAGCAAGGTATGGCGCTGTATCCTGTGCAAAGGCAAGCAACCCCTGTTTATAACCGCTTTTCAGATTATTTACACCAGTTTCCGCACCGTGTCCCAGGCCTTTCGCCCAGGTAGCCGCACTTTGTGCATGACTGCCAGGTCCATAAGCCTGATTAAGTAGTGCATACTTTTCCCACAGATTATTGTATTGACCGTATTGAGCGCGCAAGGCGGCCTGTTTTTGCAATTCGGCCGCCATCTGTAAATTACTCTTTTGTGGTCTCGTTAATTTCGGGGTAATGTCCCTATTCGCGATAGCGTTCTGGATAGTGGCCGTCGCCGCTTTTTTCGCCGTCTCCGTTTTTTTCAGATTGTCATTGGTCTGCCGAATCTGTTTTGCGGTATCCTGCATCTGTTCGACGGTTGTCTTTTTCTTGCCGGTCGCTTCTTTTGCAGCCTTCTCCTTCACAACAGTCGGGTTTTTTGACTGCACGTTGAAGAGTATTTTTCCGGCGTTCTTATCCTTGTTCTTCTTCTGCCACTCTTTAAATTTGTCTGTATTCTTCTTGGACATACGACACCCCCCTTATTGCAGATATCTCTCTACTATATCGTTGGCAGTCATCGTAAGCGGATTTGTACTTTGCTTTCCGGTATACCATAAATTCAGCAGGTTCTGCATATCGTTTGTACCTCCTGATGCATCCTTAGTTTTATCAATGGGAACAGTTTTGGATGCTGAGCTGCTGCTCCCCTTAGCTTTTTTTGCGTTTGCCAGAAGCTGCGCCTGCAACTGTGCCTGTGCCAGCTGCCGTTCCAGCTGCGCAGTGGTCGCGCCCTGCGTATAACTGCCGTTAGGCCAGTAGCCATTATCGACAAACCCCAGACCATACAAGGCATTATACAGCCCCTCATCTCCCAGTACTCCTGCGTTATAGGCATCCCAATAGTTGCTGGCCTGCTGCAGCTTCTTGTTATAATCCTGCTGGCTCAGCGTATTCTCATACTCCCGCTCCGCCTGCTGCTTCTGCCATTCCCACTGTGCCTGCTGCATAGCCAACTGTTGCTGCTGGTACTGCTGGTCATAGGCCGCCTGCTGTTGCTGCAAAGCCAGTTGTGCCTGCTGCAGTGCCCGGTTAGCCTCATCATTGGTCACCTGATAAGCATAATTAGCCATATTATTGTAGTAATCACTTAAAACCTGCAGCTCCTGCTGAGATAAATTGGACAACATACTGTCCAGATTACTGTTGATGGTATTCAGATTTGTACTGTAATCACCCTGCAGACCAACCTGTCCGCTCTGTAATGCGCCGGATGTGCCCAAGCCAAGGGCAGATAGCTGCTCTCTCAAGCTGTTCTGTGCACGGCGACTATTCACGTAAGCATCAGATGCCTGTTGACTGGCTGCCTGTTCTGCCTGCGTACGCTGTTGTTGGATGAAATCTTTATTCGCGTCCAAGCCGCTGTTCAGGTAGCTCTGCAGCATATCCAAAAGGTTAGTAGTATTCCCAGCTCCACCATTTCCTGCTGCTGCATTATAATTGTTCAGACTATTCACATAGTTGATCACGCTATCCACATTCTGATAGCCCGTAGGACTGTAGTTTGTACCATTTCCGGCGCCGATGCCACCTGCAGCGTTAAACTGGTTCTGCGCGTTTTGATAAGCCTGCATAAATTCTCTATCCTGCTGCGCGTAGGGATTATTCTGCATATTGCCAAACAAAAAAGACAGGTTATCCAAATTCCCTGTCTTACCATTCACATATTGCGCAAAATTGGCGCTATCACCACCCATCAGATAGTCCTGCCCACCATAGGAAACCCATCTGGAATCTGGGCTGTTGGTGGTCAGGCCAGCATCATCTTTGTATTTCAAGAACTCATTACCCGGCAGCAACTTCCCCCCCGCTGTGAGAAGCGCGTTTCTGCTGTTGTAGTCCGACAGGCCAAGCCTGTCCAATTCTCTATTTACATCATCCAGCGTCACCGTTGTCCCGTCTGCCCGCTGCGTACCGATGCGGTTATAGAGAGACTTGGCATACTCCTCCGTACTGCTCTGCCCAGCTCCACCGTTTTTCGCCGCCTGCTCCAGCGCATACTTGAGATTATTGTTTCCTGTTACATAGTCCTTTGTCGTGTAGTCCACATTTCCATTGAATCCCTGATGGGTAGGCGTATACTGAATGCCGTTTCCCTGCAAGTCTGCCTGCATCGCCTTTTGGGTCACCGAATAGTCTGCGTCAGTCGGCAAAACTGTTCTTGTGCTTCCATCTTTCTGAGTAACTCTAATCGTACCATTACTCCCAGCCACACTATACTGCTTTCCTGTAGCCCCGTTGTAGTTGTTCCATGTCGTACCGGCACTGTTCACTGTTGTGCTGCCTTTGTTCCCTGAACTCCCTGTATTGCCCTGATTCCCGCCGTTTCCACCAGATGGAGAGTTTCCCGAACCGCCAAGGCTATTCCATGTTTTACCGCCGTCATTAGAGATACTGCCGGTATCGCCTCGGCCGCTGTATTTAATAATCGCCATATTCTCACCCTTTCCATAAAAAATAGCACTCACCATTCCGGTAAGTGCTTGACGTATATTTTTCTCTGTGTTAGGATATACATATAAAGAGAGAGTAGCCATGGCGTGCTGGTAACACGTCAGTATACGGTTTCTCCCTAGAATCGTTTGGCAGACAACCCACCTCACTTGTCAGGGAAAGGCGGGTTGTCATTTTTTATATGACTAAAACCTTGCTACTTGCGCAACAAGGCGATGATTTCGACTATCAAAGTGAGCAATAAAATCAATTCTGTCAATGTCATAATCATCACCTCCCACCACAGGAGGAAACCGCCTACCGTTATGACTACTCTCTATCCATATTCTACCACATAATTCTGGACGCTACAATCCTGATTTTTACTTTTATTTCCACAAAGCCTATTATGCCTCCGGCATATAACGCAAACGTGCCGTATCAATCACAATCGCATATTCTTCACTGCTTCTGTCCAACCGCCAAGCATTGATTCCGCTGCCAGAGCCGTATATTGAGCATCCGCCTACCGTAGCATAGCTTTCACCCTCTGAACCTGGATAATAAATAGTATCATTTCCCGTAATATGCAAACTTTCTGAATTATATCTATATCGATTCGCCAGAAACAGCCAATCATATGCAGTGCTATACAAAATCGTGTTTTCCCTGACAGGAGTGGTTCCAGACGTATCGTCTGGATAAAACAGAGATAATCCCGTATCCTGATAGCCTGCCGTGATAGTCTCCGTAAAAGCATAATCTGTAATGTAGATATGGCTTTGAGCTGTATTTTCGCTGTCTGCCGAGAACTTAATCCCATCAATATACTGCAGCCGGTGATACAAATTTTCTTCCCCTCTGTAGGTCACACCTCTTACATATTGCCCGCTTTCCTCCCCATACACAATCTTAGAACCTGTGAAATTGCCAAACTCTGCTGTAGAACCATTCAACGGCGGATCCTGCTCCGCTCCGAAAGGCATGGTGCTGCAGGCGCCCAGTTGCTCCCAGATATCCAGCGTTCCATACTCAATAAGAAACAACAGCTGCGTTGCCGCAAGGGACTGTACACTCTGCAGATGCCAGCCCGAACCACGGTTTTCCGAAAGAATACGGCTCATGCGCATATTAATATGATTGCCCTCTCCTGTATCCTTTGCACTTACCGGCTTCGCCCCACCGATGGAGCATAACAAATCCGTTTCCCCTGCCTTAATCGTATCATCAAGGCAATACGTCCCTTCCGACTGGTCATAAATACTACCCAAATAAGCTGCCAGATAAATCCTCTCTCTCTCGACACCGTTTTCCACAAACGCAGGATGCACCCGGAACCCTTCATGGGGCTTATCGCAGATATAATATCTCGCCTTTTTCAGGCCATATCCGGCCCCCTCGCCGGATAAATCCAGCGCCAGCGGCTCCACCCTGTAATAAAACTTTGGCTGCTCCACCATCACCATGCCATTGGTCCCATCTTCCTTGTACCCGGCATCCCCATAATAGGCAAGCACCGTCCCATCATCAGCCAAATTGCATCGTCTGCGCTGATACGCACCAAAATTATTAAAATAATCATCTCCGGCACTGTGCCCTGCAGAACCCATAATTCTGCTGGAGGTATCATTTTCAAAATCCAATTCCACACCTGCAACCTCCGGTATAGGATACCCTATTTGCATCTGCAGCTGAAACAGCTTTTCCTCCACCTCATCAAACTTACTGTCTGCCGCCCGTTCATGCGCCTCCAGTTCATCCCTTGTAGCATAGTCTCCGCCCACAATGGCAGCGGCCCTATCCGCTTCCCCCTTAGCTCTGTCCGCTTCACTGGCCGCGCTGGCAGCACTTTGCGCCGCACCGGCTGCACTCAGAGCAGCAGCATTGGCTTTTGCCCCGGCAGTACTCTCCGATGCTGCCGCATTGGCCGCACAGCTGCAGGCATCCTCCGCACACTCTTGAGCCAACACCTTACTGGCAGCCGCACTGTTGGCGCTGGCCAACGCATTGCCAGCCTGCACCCCAGCTTCTGCCGCACTGGCTGCCGCTGCGCTCTCCTTTGCTTCCAAATAAGCCGTCGCATCCGCCGCCAGATGGTCCTTCGTCACCGACGCCAATAACAGTCTGGCCACCAAGACACCAGCTTCCTCCGCCAATGCAATCGTTGTACTGTCCTTCAGCTCCGTCTGCGTCAGAAAAGCCGACAAATCCACACGCTGCACCGTCCCATCGGCCAACGTCAGCACAAACTGCTGCCCCTCCAGCCGCACATCCAGCGCCACCTTCTCCAGCGCCGTATCTATAGTCTGCACACTGCCGTCATACTTGGTGATGGTGAACACACCTGTGTTCGCCGCAAAGCCAATTTCCTTCACCAGTGCTTGTGCTTCCGTCTTGTCAAACTTCTGATTCACATCAATGTTGGACTGCTCAATACTCTGTTTCGTATCCAACAGCACCTTCAGAGCCGCCAGAATCTCCTGCACCGTATAGCCCGCTACCCCGGCAATCTGTGTCGCCCCGATATTGGCCGCCCCCTCCGTGCTTAAAAGGGCATCAATCAACGCATTCAGATTAGGCGCTACCACCCGCTTGGCTCCAGCATCAAACCGCGCCTTCAGCTGCTCCGCAGAAAAACCCGCCTCCGACGGCCTATCCGGCAGCCCCATAATATCCTTATTATTGAAATCCTCACTTTTCACCTTATAGTCGCCAATTCCCACAGTCTCACACCTCTATCCCTTATATTTGCTGGCCAACACATAATTGACCTCCATCTCATAAAAACCAAAGCCCTCACCGGCCACCTTATTCTCTATCTTAAACTGAATCAATTCAAACTTCTTCGCCTTGGTATTGGTCGCAATCACCATAGGGCTGTCGTCCGTTGTGAACGCAAGCCGGTTGAAATCAATATCATTGAAATCCCAAATATCCATGGTACTACTTTTCACCGAACGCAAACCGCCCTTCACCCTGTAAAAGACCTCCACACTGGAGCGCCTGTAAGGGGAGAGCATCAAGTGAAAATTGCGCAGCGTTTTCTTGCGATATAGTGTATCAAAACTGAAAATCGGCGTGTTCCAGTAGGCGTGAATGGGCGCTCCATCGTCATTGTAGGCCGGATGGGTTGCAGTATTCTCTGTATCCAGAGCAAACACCTTCACCTTTCCATCGCCATCGCCAAAATAAAGCCTGCCGTCATATTCCCACCATACACGGGCGTCAATATTGGTCAGGTAATACCATTCATACTGGAACTCACTCTGCGGCGCATTCTTTTCATAGGTCTTGTTCCTGCTGTCTGCCACATACACATGATTGTTTACCGCTAAATAATAATAACCGTTGTATTCTATGGCCACAGCCTCAGACAAATCCGCCTCTTTTGTCAATTTCGGGTCTACATACCAGCTTCTGTTCTGCGCATACCTTTCCGCCGTCATATACTGGGTCGTCACCGCGTAAACGCCTCGTCTTGACAGAAACATCGGCTCGATTCCCAAGCGACAGAAACTATATTTGCTGATGGCACCCACACCAGCGACACTGCCGCTGATGGCAAACTGATAACCATTTGCACTATCATAACTGCCAGTCACCAAAAAGATTGTCTGGTCCTGCTCGTTATCCTCCTTATGTACCGCCAGCGCATTGCCAACGTGGGAATACCCCACAATGGCGCTGGAATCCTGCCCCAGATACGCATAATTGAATCCAGGGAAATAAGTCGGATCATTGATGTCTGACCAATAGTGAAAATTTTTCGCCATAGGATTTCCGCTGACAAACACTCTATCTGTCGCACCATTGTAGCCAAACATCGTTGCGATACTGCATTTATTTATGAGATCATTGTCCTCAGTATCCGCAGCAAAGGTGATTTCCACATTATCCACGCCGGTAGAAGGCGTCGCACCCGGCGCTGTCTTAAAGGTGATCATCCCCTTTGTCCGGTTGACGGTGAAATCTGTCGTCTCAACCATGTTTACCCAGTCGCCATTGCTCTTCCTCTTTCTGGCCGTCACCGCATCACCTTTCAATTTCAAGTCCTCTGTCGATAAATGAAATTCCGTTTTGCTGGCATCCTCAGAAGTCACCAGATAACTATATGTCCGCTTCGGCGTTAAAATATTGACGTCCTCCAGCGTCTTTGCATTTGTCCCATCCGGTTTCATAGCAAGATAGCAGGTGGGCACCTTTGCCACATCAGATACCTTCTTCACCGCAAAGCTATTGTCAAACTCGCCGTATACAAGATAGGTTTTGCCATCTAAGAGATACAGCTTCTTGTCGTGCTGAAAGGCTGTCGAACGCTGATTGTTCATCCCTGTATAAATCTGCGTACCATTCGCTGCGAAAATGCCGTTGACCCGTTCCCATTCATAAAGATTCGTACCAGCATGGACCAGAAACTTCTCCACATCCTCCGTGGCCAAGCGGTAAATCCCGTTGATACGGCTGCCAAAATTCGCAACAGTCTGATAGCCCGTGCGCTTGACCGGTTTCCCTGCCAGGTCAGATATGATATTCTGCGCGTCAGGGCTTCTGGAGGTACTGACCTGCGTGGCATTGTTGGCGAAGTCGACGCCTTTGAAATTGCTCAGCCTCGACGTATGCAGCTCCGGGCTTTCCGGCGCTGAAAATTGTACCGCCACCATTACCACCACCCTGTTGTATTCCTAAATTGTGCAGAAAATCCGTCATTCCGCTCACGTACCAACAACTCCCGCCCAATCTCAAACTCATTACGGTATGCGGTCGCCAGTCCCGGTTCCTCCTCTTTCCACAGCTGACTTGCCATGTAGAGCGGCACTAAGCTGGCAACATCCGGGTCAATCTGCATATCTTCATCGCCACTTGTTTCAGATGTCGCCTTCACCGGATAAGCGTAATAATAAATGCGATAGATGCCAGCGGTCGAGCCGTCCAAAATCAAGTCTTTATCCCCAATCACAGTGCCATTGTAATACGCTCCTGTTCTGCCGCCCTTATCGGTCAGATAAATGCCTCCTGGTTTAATCATAAACAAATCATCCACCACACTGCTTAAATCCACTACAAGTGAATTTTCAAGCCCTGATGCAGATACCTCAAAGTATTTTGTGATATACCGGTTTGTCGTACTTAATAATCGTACAGCCTCGTTATATGCGGCCGGCATAGCCGCAATATGCTCCCTGGTACTGTCATCCTCTACAACCTTATCCCCTTCAATCAAGTGCATTTTCTGCAGCACCGCCACCCGCAGCTCATCCCATGTTGTTTCCATTCCCATGCCATCACCTCAATTATGTAAAAAAAGAGGGCCGAAGCCCCCTTACGCTGCCTGTCAGGTTAATGCAGTACCGCCAGTTACTCCGCCCATAATCATGCCCCTCCAGTTGTTGAAGCCGGCAGACCAGCGCGCATACCCGTTATAAACAGCCGCATTGGTATCCATGTCCACAAATGCTTCTGTTTCCAGTTTTACACGGTCATACCATACAGCAGCACCATCCATCTCGTTAAACTTGGAATCCATCAGAATAAAGGGCTTGTCCGTGCCGCTCACAGTCCAATAGGGATTGATAATCACATTCCAGCGACCAAACTGGAAGTTGAATCCGTTGTTTGCAGTCGCAGGGTCCTTATCCGCGCCGATTACTGAAAATACAGTCTTTTTCAGCGCTCCAATATTGGGAATGATAATGGTATCCGGGATAATGCCCAGGATCTCATCTTTATCCCCTGTAAAGTTCTGCATGCGTGTTTCCAGTTCAGACAAAGTATCTGCACTAAAGCTGCCGGCAAACAAGTTTGTTTGCGTCTTAGAAGCCTTGTAGTAATTCGGATGCGCTGTGGAGAACATCGGCTTGCCATCTGCGCACAATGTACTGAAATTCTGACCGCCAAATTTAATCGAATTTCCGCTTGCTCCGCCAATTAAGGCCCCTGCAAAAGCTTCTCTTTTTCTGCCATAATCCTGCACAAACTTACTGGCCCGCAGGCGCATCAAATCAAGCTTTGCATCGTCAACCATTTCTCTGGAAATCGCAAAACTGGATTTCCATGTCATATGCTCAAAGGTCTTGCTGAATACCTCTGTCATATCAGTTTTGGGATGCGCTCCGTTTTCGCCAACCGGTGCAAACCCATCCATTGCGGACAGTGCTGTCATTTTTTCCGCGAAGTTCTTCGATGTTCTCACGCTGAAAATTTTGTCGTAGGTGCTGGACAGCTCAAACGCTTCCAAGCTCTGTTCCAGTACCATGCTAATTGGTGCTGCGGATTTCCCGAAAATACTATCGGCAAACCCTGCAGTCTGTGTTAAAGTTAAACCTGCCATTCGTTATCTCACCTCTCAGTAATTTTAGAAAAATCAACTACCCTGTACAACAGTGGTATTTACATTGTCAAAATATCCCCGTACCAGGTCACCAATTGCAGTTCCCAGCACTTCCGTAATGGTAAACACACCGTTTGTAGTGGTTGCAGTAACGGTCAAACCATCCGTGCCCACCGTTACCTTGCTGCCCGCCTTTAAGCTTGTTCCTGCAGCCTGCAGCGGTACCTCTAAAATCTGCTGCGGATGTACCATCGTTACACAAACCATGTCACCCGCTGCTGCGTCCTCCAGCTTACTCTGACAAATAAACGCCGGTTTATTTGCACCGCTGCATTTCGTCACCGTCCCTGCAGAACTGACAGATAACGCCTCGCCTGGTACATAGCTTTCCGCAGCGGTTGCCGCTGCCAGTAAAAACGGCTCAACTGTTTTTGTCAGGTTGATATGTTCCATAAACATCTGTTTCTCATCCTCTCTATCTCAATGATTTCTGAAATTTTGCATAATTCTTTCTGATGTCTGCATCCGTCGCCTTTGGATTCATTTCCCGATACATCGCCATCAGGTCTGCTGGTACTTGCACATCATCGCCAGCGCCGTTGTTTCCAGTTGGTTTGAGATGCTGCTTGCCGGTAGCCTGATTGATGACCTGCTGTTTGGCCGCAGCCTGTTTTTTCTGCGTCAGCTCGCTTCTGTTCGCCAGATAATAAGCGTCATCCAAGCTATAGCCTTTTTGCCACATCTGCTCGATTTCCGCAAAATGCGGATTATTGATAATATCCTCAAAACCCTTTACAGAAGAATCAAACTGCTGGATATTCTGTAAAGCAGCCTGAAACTGCTGTGTCTGCTGCAACTGCGCCTGCTGTGCTTGAAATACCTGTTGCTGCTGAATGATTGCTGCCGCCTGCTGTACACGAGGGTCTGCATTGACCGCCTGCTGTACCACATTTTGGTCAATGCCTGCCTGCTGCAGCTGCTCCTGCGTGTACTGCCTCACATACTCCTGATAGTCCTGTTCCGACTGGATAGGCTTATTGGTGTATGGGTTTACCTGCCCAGCGTAAATCTGAGCGTATACGGCATCACGTTCCCGTTGTACCCGCTGTGCTTCCTCCTGCCGGCGTCTCTGCGCAGCCTGCTGCGCATTGTACTGATTTTTCCACGGCTGCTGCTGTGTCTGCGAATTAACTTGCTCATCTGTACCAGTAGGATTATTATTATCCTCTGTATCTGCGTCAGTTTCTTCACTCACATCATCTTCTGCGCCGGTATTGTCATCATTCTGCAAACCATTATTGTACAAATCCTCAAACTGCTCAAAGCCGCTCAACGACTGTTCTTCCCCGCCTGCACCCGTGCTGGTTGTATCGTTTGGATCGCCTTCCGCGAACATTTGCAAATCTAATCTTATACTCATTTTTTACCTCCGGATTTTCCCGCTGTTCCTGCGATTATTTCACTTGCCAGTACTTGCTGGATTTTCTCGCTGTTTCCTGCGAATACGGCATAAGAAAAGGACTACCTGAAAAGATAGTCCCTATTTCTTGCCGCCTTTTTTGCCGGTTCTCAAATCGTTGCCCTTTGCTACCTTGCTGCCCTTGCTGTGGTTCGCAGGGAATACAGCGTCAACCTTCTGCGGACCAGCATTGCCAATTTTTCCGGCATACCCTTTGCAATTTGCCATACTCTTTCACCTCCTGCACTGTTATTTGAGATTTTCCCGCGTTCTCCTGCGACTATAGCCTTCTATCGGAGCATGTAATTTCATACGGTCCCTCTTCCGGGCTGTAGGTTTTGGGTATTTTGGGATAAAAACGATTATTGTCGTGTAAACTAAAATCAGTAACACATCCATCTTTATCAACGGTAATTGTAATTGCCTTGTCGATAATATCATCAGACTTTAGCAGCCCCATTACATCGTTTAATCTCATCTTGTTGACCTCCTCATACGATTATAACTCGATATTTTCGATTACAGCTCTAACTTCCAAAATGTGCAGATATTCTCCCATTGCGTTCTGCTGAGCTCTCAACATATCAATCGGGCAATCGTGTTTTGGCATCTCAAGCTGCTTTCTATCTTCTGGCATTTCACCTGGAGCAGTAAAGCGCGTAGCCATAGCTGCATCAATGTGGTTATTGAAACCTTTCAGTTTTTCATACCGAATTTTCAGCTGATAATATTCAGCCTTGAATCTGTCTCTGTAATCAGAAGAACTCATCATTCCAACAGTGTCTTTTAATTCCATAGTCATTTACTCCTTTCTCTACATCACAACAGGCTGTTTCTGCTGTACCATTCCCGGCTGCTGCATTTGTTGCTGTGCCATCTGCTGTTGTGCCAACTCCTGCTGTTTCTTCTGCTGCTGTAAGTTCTGCAGCACCGTACCGGCAATAGGATAATGCATTTCCTTCATCATGGTCCAGTACAGAATTAACACGTTGATATCCTGCGGATTGCCAAAGGTCCCGCTCTCAAAATTATTGCGCGTCTCCTGCCAGAGTGCTTCCCTGTTCTGGCTCAGATTGCCCGTGTTGTCCGTACTGAACATAAACCTGTCATTCCAGTACCATTCCCCAGCCTCGTCCTGCTCTAAGAAGTCATACTTGTTAAACAGGCTGTACACATCATTCCCCAGCTTATCTACTGCCCTGAACTCCCTTGGCTCGTCAGCGTAAGCGAGTATAAACTTGAACATTACCTCGTACAAATCTGCATAAGCTGCCCGCTTCATTGTCTTTTTGCTCTCAAATCTCCCTGCCGCCTGCGCAGCGCTGAACTCTTTTGCTTTTCCAGAAGTTGCAGTACTGTCAATACGACCCTGGAAAGACTCGGTAATGCCGATTGTTTCCCGTGCGAATTTGTAATGCCGCTCTGCCATCTCCATGTCGCCGGAAAAGTCGGCCTGAAGGTTATACACCCGGATGCCTTCTGCTTCTGCCGGCGTGTCATATTTGACCAGCTTCATCTCCTCATCGGTGTCGTCGACTTTGAGCTTACGGGGCATCACCGTCAAAGAGCCGCCTTTCAGCGTCTTTTCTGCTGCTTTTGTGAGGTATTTGTTGATTTCATTCTGCTGGTCCTTGATAAAATCAATGTCGCTGTTGCCAAGGAATTTGCCATCAACAGATACATTTTTCCGCAGAATCAACGGGAAAATATCCGGTTTATAATAGGGAATCTTCGTCTTAACCATCTTTGGCTGCATTCTCTGCTTCATGGCTGGAAGTCCCGTTGCAGGGTCAATCACAGGTTGTCCAAGCTGATTGAGCTGCATATCGTAAACCGGCAGGCCATCGTTATTTCGCTCCGGTTCCTGCACCGGCTCCCCGTATTCGTCCAGCTCCACTGTCAGGGCGGGTATCCGCTTATATTCCTGGCCATTCTCATCGTAAAGCACAATATCCTCGTCAAGCTCATACTCGTCCTCCTGCTTATCCTGTAAGCCTTTGTACCCGCAATATGGGCACTCGTCAGAATTGCCGGAAACAATCACGTCGCATTTGGGACAATATTTTTGCACTCTCGCCTGATAGTCCTCCAAATCCTCCACAATGGTGTCATTGACCCAGGAAAAGAGACCGACGCCGCCCTCCTTGTTGCGGTAGTAGACAATCACCTGCGTGACCATGTTATCCGAATGGGTCTTGCCTTCCCCTCTGATTTCCGGAAATTCTTCGCCCTCGTCTTCTACATCCACACCATAGCGGCGCCTGATATACTCTTTTGTCTGGGATAGCTCCACGAACACCCAATCGGACTGCTCCAAACTCTCCACGCCGCGCTGCGGAATCACCTTGCGCGGATGTACCAGCTGCAGTGACAATTCTCCAAGTGTTGTGTGGGTATGGGCGGCACTGTCCCATTCCACAAGGAAAAAGTCTCCGCCCTGTATGGGCGTGGTGCGTTCGTCCGTGTCGTTCAGCCGTTCCGAGGGCAGACGGTCCATTTCATTCCGGAGCATGTCCTCAATCTTTTTGGCCAATTCCTCGTCGGATTTGCGGTATGGCGTGACCTTTGGCGTGGGAAAGGCGCTCTCCACCTGACTTTCTATCATCTCAAAAATGACATTGCGGATATTGCTCGCTTTCTTCACCGCCTTTGCGCCATCCGGAGAATAGATGTCCTTGCTGCCCTGGTAATATCGGTCGCGCTTATTCATCTCGTCAAGCTCAAGCTGATATTCATTCTTTGCTTCTGTGAACCTGTCCTGCCATTTGGCCAGTTTTTGCTTGCTGTTTCCTTTATTTTTCATGCTTACACCTCCTATGATGGATTGCCATATTTTTGCATCAGGTAGCGTCGGCCTTCTTCGTCGGCGTTGTAGTAGTCCTCCCACATATCCTGCGTCCAGTCTGCCCTTGTCGCTGCCTTTTCTGTATCTGCCTTGACGGTCCAGTACACACAAAAGCCACGCAGCGCATCCGGCCCATGGGTGATTTCATGGGGCTCTGTGGCCGCATCGTTGACTTTCTTCTCATCATACTGCAGCTCCGGCAGGCAGCGGATGAGGTTGATGCAGGTGTTGAATATCTGCAGCTTCGGTTTGAGCTGGCCGAACTCGTTTTTCTGCACCTTCAGCCACTCGTGCACCGCTGCCCAGCCATCCAGCCGGTCATTGCTGGTCTTGGTCAGGATGATGCCGTACTCGGCAAAGATATCTGCAACACTCTTTCCTGTCTCCTGCCGTCTGTTCCACAAGTCAGGGGGGGCAAGTGTCAGGTAGACTTCTTCGTCTTCCGGCGTCATCTCCAAAATCCGCGCCGCAGCGTCTGAGATGATGTGCCCGGCTCCATCCTTTCCCTTGCCGTTGTCGCGGCCCTCGTACAGCTCCCGATACACATAGGCGTTGCCCACTGTATCCACCGCAATCCAGTAACAGGCCAGCATATCCATACCGTAATCTAATGTACGATAGATGCGCCATTCTTTGGGAATGGGAAAGGGCTTGATCACATGGTCGCTCTCTGAGAATTCCGGAAAGAATACCAATCCATCGATGCCCCAGTCGCCCAGCCCTGCCACCTTGTATCGCTCCGGATTTTCTTTTTTCATGCGTTCAAACTTCCGCAGGTCCGCTTCATCCAGCCATTCATTGCAGGTATAGTTGGTTGTCATGGCCAGGATGTCCGCATCGGGTTCGCAGTCAAAGAAGCGCTTTTTAATCCAGTGGGTACGGCTCCAGGGGTTGAAGGTCAGCGTAATCTGTTTGTACAGGCCCGTTTCCGGCGGAATGGCGCCGCGAATGGATTCATCCAGCATGTCAAAGTCTTTTTCATTGGCCACCTGATAGGCTTCCTCAATCCAGGCCCAGCACAGATAGCCCTTTTCCACTGTGATAGAGGTCAGCTTTAACGTGTCATCCAGCCCCCGGAAATAGATTTTCTGGCCGGTGGGTTTGTAGGTCATTTCCAAGGGGGATTGGGTACACTTCCATTGTTTCGCAACCCCGAGACGGTGGATGGCCCATTTTAATTCTGTGTAGCAGCTGTCCTTCAAGGTGCTGTACACCTGCCGGACCACAAGAGTATTGGCATCAGGATACTCCATCATCTTCGCGATGATAGAGAGCGCCGTTGTCTTACTCTTTTTGCTGGCGCGGCTGCCCTTGCACACCCGATACCGGCCTTTGTAATTCCAATAGGTGCCGTATCCCCTGCCGACGACCTGCCGCAAATCCAGCTTCTTTCTTTTAGTCTTCAAGCAACTCGCCTCCATAGATGGCCACGCCGTCGTAGTCTTCTTCCTCCTCTGTCATGCGTGCAGTCTCAGCCTGCAGCTTGGCAATGCGGGCCTGCTGCTCTTCATCATCCAATGCGCGTCTGCGAATCTGGTCTTGCGTCCGCACCAGCTTCTCCAGCTGCTTCATACAAGCCAGGA